TGTTTTCTGTAGCTTGCACTTTTGCATCTTCATTTAATGGAGCTTCTATTTTATCTCCAGCTAGTTCTACTTCTTCAGTTTCTCCTGTACTTGTAATTTCTTCAGTTTTAGGTTCTTCAACCTTTTCAGTTGTTTCTGTAACAACTTCTTCTTGTAATTCTTCGTTTTCTTTTACTTCTTCTTTCTTTTTAGCCATTTTAAATACCTCTTTTCTTTTAAAATTTTTATATTAAAAAAGAGCCTTTCGGCTCTAATGTTAATAACTTATTCGAATTTTTCTTTATATCTCTGCCATTCAAGTCTTTTATTGTGATATTTTTCAAT